TCAAGCACCGGCTATACGCTGGCCGCTAAGGACGGTGACCCGGAGTACGGATTCGCCACCTTCCTTGGCAAGCCGAACTTCATCGATCACAACAACAGCGACCCGGAGCGTTCACGCGGTGTCATCGTAGACTCGAAGTGCCGCGTCCTCCCGATGGAGCACCTAGCGTCCTTCGGTGACGACTACTGGACCAGCGGCACCGCTGACCCGGAGCACCTACCTCCAACCGAGATTGAACTCCTCATCGAGATTGACGCTCACCAGTTCCCGAAATACGCCAGCGCCGTTCGCAAAGGTGAAATCGATGGCTTCTCGATGGGCTGCGACGTTGACGAGTCCAAGTGCTCACACTGCGGACACGTCGCGACCAACCCGACCGAGTATTGCTCGCACATCTTGATGAAGGGTGCCCACCACGACTTCAAGACTGCGGACGGGCAGCGCATCTCCAAGAAGAGCTACGAGAACTGCTACGGCATCAAGTTCTTCGAGATTAGCGCCGTGTTCGAACCAGCCGACGAGACAGCACTCGCCCGCGAGGTTGTCGCTGCCATCCAGACCGAGGGTATGCGCAAGGGCGCACCGGATCCTGGTGACGACACCTACTTCGGCGGCGAGGCCGGATCATCCCGCAAGGCTTACGACGCCATGATCAAAGAGTACGGTCATGAGAAGGGCGAGGAGGTCTACTACGCCACTCGCAACAAGAAGAAAGGCAAACACGCCCACCGCCTAGCCGAACACCCGGATCCACAGTCCATGGAGACAAAAGCACCCGACGAGGTTGATACCATGAGGCAGGAGAAAGTCTGCCCTCTCTGTGGTGAGACTATGGAGGGTCACTCATGCGACGTGTGTGGTTTCGAGGAACCACCGGAGGGCATGGGCAACCCGGACTTGGAGAAGGCGAAAAAGGTCCGCGAGGAGGCCGCTGAACACGACGAACAGGAGGAGTTGAACCCTGCTCCTGAATCCCCACCCGGATCTGTGCCACAGCCACAGCCCGGTGGAGCGCCCGTAGGACAGGAAGAGAACGGCCCGCAGCACCACCAGCACCCGCCAGCCGGGAGTTTCTTGCAGACTAGAAATCGGCAACCTACTGGCGCAGTAATGAGTGAGATGCGTTGGGCACCAAGAATTGACGAGAAGTTGGCTGGTCGGATCAACAAACAGGAGGTACCGATCAAAGGAACTCCTGCCCCGACCGGACAGCCGACACAAGTGACTGTCGTCAAGAGTCCAACACAGCCAGTCACAGCAGCGATGCGAAACGCCCAGGAATTGATCCAGGCAACTAACCAAACAGGAGACACCATCATGAGTACACAGCACACAGCCGATGGTGCCACCCCACCGAGTGACACAGCCGCCGACACACGGGTTGACGTGACTGGCGTGGGTGGCGTCATCGAGCCAAGCAACGACGCAGCATCTAAGGCCGACGCACAGGTCGATGTCACAGGCATCGGTTCAACCGGCGTCACGGACGTAGAGGCTGACGAGACAGACACGCTCCCGACAGCGAGCGAGACATCCGACGACAGCGGCTTCAACGAGGACAAGATCATCGAGGCCATTCCGACGAAAACCTACGGCGACAGCGACGGCACGGAGAAAGGGTTTACCGACCCCGTGACCGACACCGCGTACCCGCAGGACGCAGAGGTCTACAAGGGATCCAAGGTATCGTACGACGCTAAGCCGTTCTACGACCAGCCGGGACTCTCTGGTGGATCAGCGAACAAAGGCACCGAGCCTTCTGACCCGGTGGGCAAAGCAGAGGACCGTGTAGACGTTCTTCAAGCTGCGGCTACCCCGGAGAACAACTCTGGACCGACGAAGACTTGGAGCGGCACGGACGGCAACGCCATCTACCGCCAGCAGGATCCGGTCACCAACGAGAGCATCGCTCTCGGTGAGTCGAACGGAAACAACGGCGCGAACTGGACAAGTCACGTCGTAGCCTGCCTCAAGCTCGCTGATCTAGAGGTTGACCTTGACCTCACTCCGAAAGAGCAGAAGTACGCTAGGATCGCTGAGCTAGACAAGCAGAGCGATGCCGAGATTGTCGCGCAGTTCAACATGCTATCGCGTGTACGCACTGCGGGACTCGCCAAGCTAGCCTCTAGGCGTCAGGCAGGAGTCACCAAGCTCCCGGCTGCGTTCGGAGGATCTACGGCGGCAGGACGACGCTTCGCAAGCGCGGTCGATGGAGAGCTTATCGAGGATGCACAGCAGCCTCAAGAGCTAGCCGAGGACCAGCTTGACGCCTCGCTGTTCAGCTAATCCATTAGCGGCACTTACTTTTTCTGACCCGCCGTCGCGGGAATAGATGAGAAGCATCCAATCCCGGACGCTTCGTAGCAACCAAGGATGAAACAAGCATGCAAGTAATTTACGACGATGCGAGTAACGTCAGGTTGACCGCGCAGAAGCGTTTGGTTAGGGTTGTCTATGGGCAGACGCAGATCACTCCGTATGCCTGTGTTCTAGACCCGTCGCTGCGTAACTCCGAAGGGGCTGTCGAAGTCCCTGGCGAAGCCGCAACGAAACCAGTCAAACGCTCGAAAGCCGTCTTCACGTTCAGGAACTCTATCGTACCGGGTACGGTTCTTGTCAAGACGGAAGGCGAGTACGTTGTACCTGCTGCGGGTAACAAGGCAGATCGTCCCTTCGGCCTCTTGGGTCAATGGGTCGGTGGAACCTTCGACAACCTGAAAGGTACCAACGAGGTTTCAGCATGGCTGGGACCGGATGGCACCGTGGATCTGTTGAAACCAGCTTTCAACACCACGAACGCCGCAGGCCACTCGATCACTACGACTCTCGCAACGTCGAAGTCGGATCTAGAAGCCGATACCCGCTACGGAAACGCAGTGGTCGTCGCTGGCGCGAACAGCCTAGTCGAAGTTGTGACTGAGGTCGAAGCGAACAGCGCCGAACAAGTCGTTATTGGAGATGTAGTCGAACTCCTCAACGCAAATGTCCTACGTCTAAAGCTGAGGATCTGATCATGTCTGATTTCGAGAACTACAGCCGACAGGTAGTCGCTTCCGGTGACTACGAGGAGAGGCTAAAGGGTACGCCCAAGCTCTCCAAGAAGCAAAAGGTGGGACGCCTTGAAGCTATCCTAGCTGACAAGGGTAACGCGATGCGTCGTATCGGTCAGGGAATGATCGGTCCGATTCAGATCCGTTTGAGGTACGAGGGAATCGTGCGCAACGTGCTCGTAGAGGACACGTTGGAGCGCGGACCGCTCATGCCTTACGACATCCTTGACGATCTAGGTCGCGCGTACGTGCTCAACAGCACGGACGATGAGGTCAAGATCACGCCCTTCGAGGGTAAGCAGGCATTCCCGTACCTATTCAGGGTTGCCACCTTCCCGCGAGTGCGCAAGGAGGATCTGTACTACCTCCGCGTGAACGCCGTCGAATACGCCCAGGACGAATCTCGTCAGGCAATCCAGAAGCAGGAGGACGCACGTCTGGTCCTACTTCTAGAGAACGCCATCACGAACCTCGGTGAAGCCGTATCCGAAGTTGTCGGTCTAGCGCCGACAGGTGGTCGCGCAGTAGGAATCGCGGAAGGCCCGGTCGGGCACACGAACGAGCACACAGTCTTGATCGGAGCTAACGCCCCGCTTGAGCCTGCGGACTTCTACAGTGCTGTCACTCAGATCGAAATCAACCAGTTGGAGGCTCGTCGCGTGCTGGCACACCCTGCCGACATTCGTGACCTCTACAATTGGGATCTGAACGTCACAGGGTTCCGCTTCAAGGACGAGGTATTCTCAGGAGGACGCATCACATCCTTCGGTGAGTTCCAGATCCAGCGTTCGATCATCATCCCGCAAGGAGAGGTCTTCCTCTGCGCCGAGCCGGAGTTCATCGGGGTCTTCCCTGTCATGTACTCTCTCGATGTCGAGGAGAACCACCAAGTAGAGCAGTTCTACAAGGGATGGGTCATGGACGAGCTTATCGGGATGCTTATCTTGAACCCGCGTGGTTTGAGCCGTATCCTCAAGAGCACGTCAACGGCAGCGCCGGAAAAGCTCAACATCAGCGGCCTCGGCACTGGTGGACCGGCTGGCCCTGGCGAATGGTCACTCTGATCCAAGTCAACAACATCGCAGCAACAAAGAAAGGCTCCTTCGGGAGCCTTCTTGTTCACCAGAAAGAGGCTCCCGAAGAGGCATGTGGCAACATCGACTATCCAATATCAACGAGAGAACACGCACAGCTTTGTGTGAGGCATGCGGGCCGACAACCATACGCATTCGCAATAGCTCACGTTCCGGTTCCGCCAAGTGGAAGTGCAATGGTACCCGCTCACGCGAAAAGCGGGAAAGGAAGAACAACTCCTATCGTCGTCATTGCAAGGATCACTGCGAGCGTTGTCCGTACAAGACACGCGATCCCGTGCTCAGGCGAGATTTAGACGTTCATCACAAGGACGGCGATCATTACAACGACGATCCAGCCAATCTCGAAACGCTCTGCGCCAACTGCCATAGGCTCGTCGGAGTAAAGGAGGCTCACTCCAAAGAGTGAGCCTTCTTGCCGTTCCGGTTCGTTTAGTTATGAGTTGGAACGCAAGTCAAGTCAGCGGATAAGTGATCGTGTCGATGTGGCAGTCGATGTAGTGTTCGGCTTTGGCTTCGCCTTTGCCGTTGCCCTGTAGAACGAGTTCGCCATTGGTTTTCAAGATGAACGCTTCTGTCCCGTATTCGTTCGTGCTACCCTCTTCTCCAACGCGGAGGTTGAGGGCTATGTTGTGTCCTGGCCTAACAGCCTCCGGGACGGTGAGGATCAAGGTGTTCGGTCCCTGCATGTTCGGCGTGGTGATCCTGCCCGCAGTCGGACCGACTCGCCCTCGATCCTAGCGCCGAGGGTAGCATAGTCTGCATCGCCCTTCGTAGCGCCATCTTCGTAACCCTCGGCTAGCACCACAGGCAGCCATGGACCGGGAGTAGCCAGCGCTAGCGCTTCCTTCGCGATGGCTACGGCGTCGTCGGCTACCGCAGTGGGCACGGTCGAAGTCTCAAACGTACCCACGATGCTCCTTACAGTTTGCTCAGGTCTGCTTGTAGCAGTTCGACGTTGATGCCGAGGGTGTCTTTCTTGGCCTCAACCAACTGCTGTGGAATGACTACCCACGCCTCAGTCAAGTAATGGGCGAGGAACGACGGGGTGACGACGGCGATGCCTCCCCAGGTGGCGCAGTGGAGTCCACCGTTCGGGCCGTAACCGAGAGCCACGATGCAGTGACCGTCTTCGGTCTGTTCACCCTGGAAAGTCCACGGTTCCCCTTTGGCGAACTGTTCCTGGGCGGTATTCGGGCAGGCGATGCCCAAGTAAACGGCCCCGGTGAATGCGATGGCCTGGTGCCACTGTAGGAGGCTGGTGGTAGACAGAGGAGCAAACCCGGCGATCTTCGTTCCGAAAATCTCTTCCTCGTACCATGTTTTGAGGACGAATTCCTCGTTGAGTCCGGTGTCGCCTCCGCCTGTGAGACTGCGGTACTTGGTTTTGATCTGCGTGTCAGTCGGTGCAGCATAAGGCTCTTTGAAGAGAATGCTGCCTGCCCGGTTGAGATGATCTAGCCCCGCGATGGTACAGTCGCCTTCTTTTTCGTTGTTGTCCATGGGGTACACTTCGATCCCTTGGGTGATCTGTTTCTGACCCGGTACTTCCCATGTCGGAGGCGGTGTTGGGAACGGAGTGGTCTGATAGACCTCAAAGTCCTTGAACTGCTTAGAGCGCGTTGCTTTGAGCGCGCCAGTCTCGTATTTGCGGGTGGATGTAGTCATCACCCCTTACGTCACCGAGCACCTGTTTATTGGTGGTCGCCGTGGTAGAATGTATGAGGGTGCCATGGTGGTGCTCTTGGTCAAGTGAAATA